GATATACCTGCAACATCAATAGATGCACGTTTATAACCTGAACCATATGCAGATGTAGTTACTGAAACAGATGTGATACCACCGCCAGAACCAACAGTTACTGAACAAGTTGCACTTGAACCGTCACCGTCTATAGCAACACTAGTATATGTTCCAGGCGTATAACCTGAACCAGCATTATCTACTCTTACATGGTAGATTGCACCTGAAGTTGCAGAGTTTTCTACATCCCATAGTGAAGATGAGTCGTTTGTTGCAGTTGAACCTAACTGACCGTTTGTTCCTGTACCAGCAACAGCAGTTTTAGCACCCAATGTTTTTACTGGGATAAAGTCTGAAGTAACATACTTAATTGTATCAGCAGCAGATACTGTATACATGTACTTCCAAATATATCCTGCAGCTGCACCAGTGTCTGAGGTATACACTAGGTCTGTTGCACTTGTTCCAGTTGGTTTTACAGTTGAAGCAACTGTTGCACCTGAAGAATTTCTTCCTGTTCTGATACATTTGTAAACATTATAGTCGTCTGTTAAAACATAAAACTTAGAACTGAATAGGTTGTTTGCACTTGAACCTGATGAAGTTTCTGAAGAACTAATGTCATGTGCATATTCATCATATGTAGTTCCTGTTGTCCAATCATATCTTGTTAATGCATGAGAAACGTCTGCAGTAGACACTTTCTTCATAGAAAGCATATCTGAAAATGAATCCATTTCCTCACTTGTTCCGTTTACTGGAACTGGTGGGGAAGTATCGTCTGCCCATGAATGGGAACGACCTATGAAAATGTATGTTGATGAGGCACTTTCACCGAAGTCCTCTTTAAATTGTTTCGCATTATGTGTACGAAACTTCTCTGTTATAATTGCTGCCATTTTTCTTTATCTCCTCAGATATTTAATACTATTTATAACACTAGGCAGACTTTATGTATGCACTATATGTAATATTTGTTCTTTTTAACTCCCTTTTTTCAAATTCGGGAATGAATAGGTTAGGATAGTAATCATTTAAGTCACTAATTCTCAAACCTTCGGGTTTAGACTCTTCACTTAGAATGTTTCCATACCCATCTTCTAATACTATATCATCACCATCAGTTTCATCTTTTAGGTAATATGATATATCGTATATTCTTTGTCCTGTAATGGTATTTAGGGATTTAAAGTTTGTTCCAAACGATGCAAATGTAGTAGAAGGTACGGAAGAATCGGATGATTGTTCATCAATCATTGCACTTTCGTCCTCAAATACAATTCTATCTCCATTTTCAAATAGAGTATACTTATCATTTAGGTCGGGATTTCTTTCTGATACAAAATATTGTATTTCTTCTGTAGTTGTTGCAGATTCTAATCGTATTAAAGTCTCATTGTCTTCAGATATAATTCTATCCCCAGCCTCTCCCTTGACTTCTGCAAATCTTCTTTCTTCAAATCTCATGATACATGCTTCTTCTTCAAGTTCTATCTTACTTCCGTCTTCCATTACTAAAATTTCTTCACTTGGTTGATACAAATCTACTATTTTACCTTGGTCTGCGGCTACAAATTTTCTATTATGGTAGTCTAGTGTATCTTGATTGTCCATTAGATTGATAGAACCTACTGAACGAACAACTCCTCTTACATTATCATTTCTAACTGAAGGTATAGATTTGTTTACAATCTTCAGAATGTTCATATGACGGTTTCTCATTTTAGAGTCACCATATTCTGTATTGGGTTCTGTTATTGCACCACCAGTTCTAGGGTCTGTATTATATACAGGTTGTCCTGCTTCGTCAAGCGTCAATAGACCAATACCACCTTCGGGGCCTGTTGCAGACATATCTGCATGTAAGAGATATGTTCTTAATGAATTTGCAAAAGCATTTGATACAGAAAGAACAGGTTCCATTACCATAATAATTGTTGGTTGGAACTTAGAGGTTCTTGTTTGTCCACTAATTGAATTTTCTAATGCAACCTCACCAAAGAATATATGTCCAGCAGGGTGAAGTAGGTCTTTAACTGCAGACCTATATTTGTTAATTGATTCCCCAACCTTAATAACATATGAATGAGTTTGATAGTATCTACTGTCTTGAAGGTTTGTTGCAGATGCGTTTATATGTCCTTTGTCTGTTAAGAATTGTTCTTGTATTATACCTTCACCACCAAACTTACCTCTTGCATTAAATGGGTTGGATTTCATTACCTCAAATTGGTCGGTGTTTTGGTATGTGACAACTTCGTCTATTAAGAAGTGTCCGTCTAAATTTGTATACTTTAATATGTGTCTATCTGCATCATAGTCAACAATCTCAGCTGTTGTTCCTGATGATTGACCTGTAATGGTCACACCTTTGTTTAAAGTATTAGTTGGTGTAGTAATCAACATGGGGAATACAGATTTGTTTGATACTACTGAATCTTCTGTATAGTCTCTACCTTGTTCAATAATGTTTAGTGATTTAATTCCACCAATCTCATCTGAGAAACAGAATATCTTACCACCTGTACCACTTGAAACACTTACTTGTGTGTTTGCACGTGCAGTAAGAGATGTTCCACCATTGATTGTTTCAGCATTTTGGAATGTACCAGTATCAGTTGATAATCTTTTTACAACTACTCGTTTCTTATCTTCTTCTATTTTTATAATAGTTGCTGTTGCATTAGATATTCCACCAGTCAAAACTTCATTTAAAACAAATCCACTAAGGTCGTCAAAGTAAATGTATCCGCCTGGGAATGCAGTAGGAATTGATTCATAACCTGCACCACCACTTAATATTTTAACACTTCTAATATTACCAACAGTAGTTTCTAAGTTTATCTCTTCTCCGTCTTCATATAATAATTGATTGAACTCAGTATACATGTCAACTCTCTGACCAGCAGAAAGAGCATTAGTAAATGTCACTCTATCGTTTTTATGTGAATAGTCTCTTTCAGTATATGATGTGTTTGGTGTTTGTAATACATCATCAACAAAAACTTTAAGTGTATTATCGTTGAATATAATTAGATTGCCATTGTCGTCTCTAACACCAGGCCCACCCACTAGAGTTTGACCTGCAGTTGCAGTGACTTCATAATGTCCAAATGTAGAACCACCTTCTAGTAATACTTCGTCTCCTACTGAACCGATTACCGCTTCTGCACCACCGCCTGATGTTCCAGTGTTGTCAAATACAATTAGGTCTCCACCTTCATAGTTTTGACCACCTGTCTCAATGAAAATTTCTGTAATACCACCTTTAGATAAACCGTCAACTCTTGCTTGACATTCTGAAGCATTCGTGTTATCCTTACTACCTGCAAAGAATACCTTATCATTAAATGAATACAATGAACCTATTGATGATTCTTCTAGTAATAAACCACCACCTGTTTCTAATAGTAAGTCCCCACTATCATTATGCGATATGTAGGTCGAAGATGATTCGTCTGATACATCATTAACAACCCCTATAACAGTTCCAGTATATTCTGTAATACCATCACGGTCTATAAATGTGACGGTAGAGCCTTGTGTAAAGTTACCAATATGATTATCTGTAATCTCTATTGAATATTTTCTTTCTTCAACAGAATCTACAAATACATTTTCTACGACTGATTCTGCCTCGATTATTTTAGTATCACCTTGATACTGAATAATTCTATCTGTTTGTTGTGGGGGTGCAGATACAACTTCCACCCTCATTCTTCTTACTTGACTATAGTCTGATTCGTTTAGATATATTGTTTCATTGTCGGGGTATCTAATAGTTGCGTCTTGACCATACAACAGTCTCATTAAGAACTGTACAGATTCTGCAGTTCCTTTTGTCTGATATAAATCTTTAATGTGTTTTATTGTTAACCTTCGGTCAACAGTAGAACCTATATCTAATGAAGGTATAAAATCATTTTGGAAGTATTGTAAAAACTCTTCAGAGGTTCTATCAATATCAGAGTAGTCTAATAGTTTATTGTTTGCAAGAACAGAGTTCTGTTTAAAACTTCCAACTACACCTGTTTGTTTTGATTCTCTACCAGTAATTGTTTCTCCTTTTAAGAAACCATTTCCTGATATAGTGTTTACATAAATCTTATCCTCAATTACAATATCAATTCTTGCAACGGATTTAGATTTAGTACCAACAACATATTCTCCTTTAGTAAATGGAGAGGCTAATAATGTTGGATTTAAAATTGATTGTTCTGTAATAATTTTAGATGACTCTGAAGTCGGTGAAAAACTGGTATCGGATTCCAATAATAGGTCTCCGATACCATCTTCCAAACTTAAATTATCAAGAACTGATTGCGAAGATAATGTAATTATCTCTGCTTCTAAGTATTCAAAATATGACTTTAGAAATGCCTCAAGTGCAGGACTTTCCTCTCTTACAAATTCAGGTAAGAGATTTGGAAGTCTAGAACTTAGACTATCTGTTGCATATTCTTTCATATTCTATTTTACTGTACTGTTGCACCGAAAACAGAAATTGGGTACCATTTAGAACCGTCCCAAATACAAATCACAGCTTCACCTTGTGAGTCTAGTACTATTTCAGTACCTGAAGTTGATGAATAACCCCAGTTAGTGACTTCAATGTTTGCACTGTATGAACTTGCAGGTTCAGTTTTTGCATAAATGATTTTAATCTGACCAACATCTGTACCGTCATCTAAAGTAAATGCAACTGAAGCACTAGCACCTGACAAGTCAATCGCTGATACGAATGATGATGCAAGGTTTGCTGCTGTAGCAGTCAAAGTTGTAATATCATCTACTGCAAGGTGAGTAGGGATATTTTCAAACAATTGACCAATTGTCATTTTTTTATTTACTGGTGTTCCGCCAGGATTATCTACTATATGCAATAAATCATCAGCACCGATTTCTGAATCTGCGACTGCTGTTAAAGCACTTATTTTTTTATCTGCCATTTTAATTTTACTCCTATAAAATCCAAATTAATGGGAAACTACTCGGGGGACTCCCGACCACTTTCTACATAACGATTAATAACTACTGGAAGAGGTTGATGTATAACCAACTCCAGCACTTGATTCACCACTTGCGATGGTGTCTATTTCACCTTTCACCGTAATAGATTGTTGGTCGATATCAACTAGATTACCTCTAGTTGCAACCACATCCAAACTATTAGGGATAACGGTAAAGTCAATCGTACTGTCTACATTTACTACCGAAGTAAAGAAAACAGTATTGATTGAAATTTTTCCAGTTGAATAGTCTACAGTTCCTGCAGAACTATCTTGATAGATTCTTGTTGACCCCGATAGATAGTATCTTCTTAGATTACCATTACCGTCATCATCAAAATACTGAGTATTTACTGAATCACCTGAAACTTTGAAACCAGTAGTGGATAAAATACCACCACTAGCCTTTGCATGACCTACATGTGGGTTGTAAAGTCCATTACCGAACTCAACAACTACACCTCTTGTAGTGTCTGTAAAAACTTTTTGAGATTTTTTCAATCTAATGTTTGTTGTGTTAGAAAGAATTGAATCGTTTGAATTGTCTATATCTTTTATAAGATTAGAGTGTCTAAAGATTGAATCAAAATTACTTAAGTTTTGATTATCGAATGTGTTGATTGCATTTGTAACTACAGTCTCCAACTCACCCTCTGACAATGAAGTTGCATTTGGGTTATATTTAAATGTTGAAGATATAAGTATCTTAATAATTTCAGGGTTAACAATAGTTGGTCTAACTGTTAACATGTTCAATGCATTTAACTTTTTAATAACATTACTTTTTTCAGTATCGGATAAGTAATCAGAGTTCTTAGGTTTTAGAGCAACAAATATTTTTCCATACTCAGGTGGATTGTTATCTTCACCACCCCATACTGCAACTGCGTCTGCATTTGGATAATACTCACTGACTTTTGCTTTGTAGTCATTCAATGTGACTAGTCTGTTTTGTGAAGTATAGAACTTATTAGCTTTAAACTTGATGGAATCTATAGACTCTTTCTCTGCACCACCTTGAGCAACTGAAGAGGCAGTTATTGTGGTATTTGAAAACCCATTAATATTGTTTAACATTGAAAATGTTCTAGCACCATTTGCATGTTTCTTATCTACTATAATATAAGTCATAGTTATAATGTCACCGTCTAATAGTTGTTTACCTAATACACCATCTCCAAAATATATTTCTCTAAAACCATCTTCGTTTTCTTGTTCATAGAAGACGGTAGACTCTGTTGTTATTGTTGAGATATTAGTTGATAATGCATAAGTTGTTGAAACACCATTTGAGTTTACACTTACTTGTATTCTTGATTTATCAACTCTGTTGTTAGTTAGTACAAATTTAGGATTAGGTAATTGTGAATCATATACGAAAGTATCACTTGCATATATTCCTTGAACTAAGTTTACTTGATTGTAAACATAAGAATCACCATTTTGTATTGGTTTTATTGTAGTTGGACACACAAAGGAATATGTACTACCATCAAAGGTAGTGTTAAAAATAGAACCTCTACTTAAAGTCATTTCAGTAGTTGTCGGGTAAGTTCCATCAGGATTCCTCACGTCATTAAGTGTAATATCTACAATTGCAGTTGACCCCGTTTCTGATTGAGGAATAAATCCTAAATCCTTTGCACGAGACACTACGTTCTTTCTGATTTGAGCAGAATCTAAGAACAGTTCTGAAGCTGCAATGTTAGTATTAACTGCACCAATGTGTGAAGCATATGAAAGTAAGTCTATTAATACAGACATGTTTGAACCATCAAAGTCATAGTCTTTGAATTGGTCTTGTCCTTTAAGATAATTTCTAAGGTTTACTGATATATCATCAAAATCTAAATCGGTTATGTTTAATTGTGAACTTTTTATAGCCATTATCGTGTCCTTGTCAATATGTACTGAATCTCTTCTACATTAATACTGTTTATTACTCTAAAGTAAATTGTCATGTTTAGTTCATTACGGTTTACTTCGTCTAATGATATTTTCACATCACTTACTCTAGGTTCAAAAGTTTCTATTTTATTTGCAATTCTTTTTGCAACCCTATCCTGACCAAACATGGTAGTATCTAATTCAAATAACATAGACCTTATGTCTGCACCAAAATTTGGTTTGAATGGTCTTTCATATGCATTAGTTGATACTATATTTTTTATAGACCTTATAACTGAATCAACATCAGTGGTTCTTGTCACATCTCCCGTAATTGGATGTGCCTTAAAGGAAATGTTTAAGTCCGAGTAAATGTTCTCACTTGCGACTGTTGTTCCATTGTTAACATATTGTGCCATAATACTATTTATACGTTCTTGGGAAGTGAAATGTCAATTGATTGTGGAAAGCCTACAAGTTTTAGTAAATCACAAAATGTTAGATTTATGAAATCAAATATCTTACCAAGTCCTATTGCTTTAAAGAACTTTTCTACAATTTTAACCCAATCAAATAGTAGTTTCTTTTTCCAGTTAATTATAAAATCTCTAAAGTCTGAAATTATCTCATTGATTTTATCTTCTAGTGATTGTACAGTTAATTCAACCTTACTACCTATGATTGCAAGTATGTCAAATCCAGCAATTTTTAAACTTTCTAGTTTGTTTATAATATACTCTCTATACTCTTTAGTCTTTTCCCCAAACTTTGCTTTTGCTTGTGCCTTCCATAGATTAATTAATGCACCCAAATCAAATGAAAAAAGAGCAGGTAGACTTGGAAGTTTTAGTGCTTTCCATATATCTTCAAACTTACCTATAAGTTTATCAAATAACTTGAATATGGAGTTAGTCACCCAATCCATAATTTCACTTTTTAGATACTTCCATATAACTTTTGCTTTCCACTCATTACATTCTATTCCAAACTCACCGTCAAATAATTTATACTCATCAGGAATGAGTGCATAAAAGGTATCTACCTTTGCACCGATTTGGATTTTTATATTTGTCTGTTCTTCTTTGGTTAAGATTTTAAGTACATCTATACTTATTCCTAAAAGAGTGACCGTAAATGACACTGGAATAATCTTACTAATCAATTCCATAATCTTTACTGGGATGTAGATATGAAACTCTTGTAATAGTTCTTCTATTGCTTCTCTGGCCTCTTTACCCCAATTACGAACTGTTCCCTTATCCCAATAAGGAGAAGCGATATTTGCAAGTTTGTCCATGAAGTCTTCTACTTCTTTGATAATTTTTTCAATCTGTTCTCTTGCCTCTGCAGTTATCTCACTTGCATTCGTTACAAGATAAACTTTTAGTTGACTGGGTATATCTCCTATCTTTGCAATTGCATTGACTAAGTCTGCCTTTGTTGGTAGATTGATTATAGTTCCATCGGGACATGGAAGACTTAGAGGTATTACTGGAAGTATAAGTGCCATTATGAATTCAACTTAATAACTGTACCGTCTAAACTTATTTGTGGTGCAACGACTGATAGATTTCCTGTTGATTCTATATCAGTTGTTCCCTTAACTTCTATCTTCGCATTTCCTTCTACATAAACTTTACAATTACCACCAACATACATTTCATTGTCTTTGTATACAGCATACCAATTGTCATTTACAATTCTAGTAACCTGAGAACCATCAGGGTGTATTTCAAAGAAGGTTCCTGTTCTATGTTCCACTGCAATCCTTTCTGCATCTCTTGTATCGTCTACTTCTATTATGTGACCCGATTCAGATTCATAAACTTTGTTATATGGATATTGAGGTGAAGGTATATCATGAAAACTGGAAGGTGGATTCATAACAGTAGAATTAAAATAAGTATCCCTTCCTCCTAATTCTACGACACCAGCTTTCTCATTATCACCACCTTTATCATATTCTATCTCACCTCTTGCATATTTTGATACATCTGATTCGTCTGTATATAAAGGATATAGTGGTAAATCTTTTTCAGTAAGTTTTGGATTCTCATATGAAGACCCCTTTCCTGAATATTTTAACTTTAATTTTTTTGGTTTGATAGGTGCAGTGTCTAATCCATGTTCTAGTCCAAAAGGTCTTTTAACTTCGGGTGGATTTTTACCGTCAACCGTTTTATCATAATCAGCTTTGGTTAATCGTCTAGGGTCACTGAAACCTTCATCAGGAGTTCTTTTTTTAATCTTATCATTTGCATCTTTTCGATAACCTTCTGAAGGTATACCTGCAACAGAACCAATGATAATAAAGTCTTGCATATCAACATCATTACGAAAGAACCCAACAATAGTTGACCCTTCAACTAAACCATGTTGTGTTCCAAATCCCGAAAGACCTGCAGAGGTTGTTGGAAGTAATACTTGAGACCATGGAAGGTCGGGTGTTGCAATTAGTGATTTGTTCTCAGTATGAATACCATAGATACGAACTCTCACTCTACCTATTTCAAGAGGGTCATTTCTATCTTCAACTATTCCGTAGTAATGTATCATGATTTATTCGGTTCCATACCTGTTAGTATATCTGCCACCTTTTGACTATAATTTTGTTCTATTTTTGATAATAGTTTACTTTCTTTTGAACATTCTAAATTACATGTTCCCACTTTAGTCGCATTATCTATATGAATAGAAACTCCTGTAATTAAGTAATAATTATCAAATTCTATTCCTTTGCTTTTACCTATTTTAACTTCACCTTTTGGTAAATCTAATAGTATCTTTTTACCAGCCCTTATCTTAGTAGTAAAGGGTACGACAACCTCTATTCTATTTTGATTTAAGATTTCTAGTAATGCATGTCTTTCTAATTTACTATTATCAGTATGTTTAACACCCATAAAAACTTCCTCATCATCAATCTTATCTTTATTATCAAACATATGAGTTGTGGTATACTCATGAAGTATGGTAGTAGGTTGTTCTAACTTATGTGGTTTAGGAAATGTAGTCTCTTTTGTTATGAGAGGTGTTAATGGATTTTCTTGTGCAAGAATACTATTACCATCTCTGACATCTTGTCTCCTTTGAATAGTATCTTCAATATCATATTCTTTAACACTTTCTAGTTTTCTAATAGGGTCATATACTTTTAATAGTGAAGCGTATGCACCAGTAGACAATCCACGAAGAGTATCAAACTCTTGTGGTTTATTTGAACTTAGTATAACTAAATTACGTTCTTCGGAACTTACGTTAGTAAATGCATTGTATGGAACATGGTGGAATACATCTTCTTCTGTATCATTTAACATGTTATCCATAGATTTAAACTGATACTGTCCTATCATGTCCTGATACAAAAACATTGAGTTTTTATAGGAAGCTTCGCTAGTTGGATTACTATTATTTACTAACCAATCTAATGTTTTATTAACAGACCAATTTGGTACAACGAATTGATGATTGTCACCTTGTGTTTCTTCAAATTCAGTAAATAGTGGTATAAAATTAGAGTCTCCACTAAGTTCTTCAAAAAGACCTTCAATCATATCTGTATGAGAACCCCTAAGAGCTTGACTTATTCTTTCTTCTTTACTTCTATACATCAATGGGTCACAAAAGTGCATAGTGTATATCTGAACTAAATCTCCCTCTCTTATAAGGTTAGAAATTTTATATAATCTAAAGGTTCTGTTTACCGAATTTCCACCCTCTGCCATTTCACAATTAATGGTTATATTCTCTTGACCAGTCAATAGTAAGTTATTGATTAGATTTCTTGCATCAACCACAACAACATTTCCAGTAAGGTGTTTACTGAATATACTTTCATATATTGAAATTGAATTTACTTGATTTACTATATTAACAAAGTCGGTTTCTTGGTCTCCATATTGAATGGTGACTTCTCGTACTTTGACTTTTCCTAATTGATTGTCCATACTATTTGGACATTAAGGTTTCAAACTCTCGTAAAACTATATTCATATAAGATGGTTTCACTATTTTTATTCGCCTTTTGTTTTCATTTTTATTGTATTCGTTTTGCCATAAAGAGACACTAGTATAACCAGCTGTAGGAACATTGGTTTTAACTCCATCAACATTTTCGTAATGTACTATAACATCTCTAGGTTCTATAATACTTGTAATTACAGATGATTTATTTAATCCAACTAAGGTTTCTCCTTGTTCCCATTGTCCTCTTTCTACCCTAACTCTTTTATTTAGTGGGTCTACTTCTAAGATATGTCCAGTTCCTTTTGTAGTGTCGACCTTTTCTCCTAATAGATATTTTCTAGTGTTTAGTAAGTTTCCTTGACTATCATAATTAGGGTATTGTACAACATCATCAGTTGTTGCAAAGGTTAAGTATTGACCAGCATACTTAGAATCTATATGTGTTTCAAATGTCTCTGAACTCATATACCAGTCATAGTAATTTTCCATGTCATTAACTAAAAAGAAAATCCAATGTAAATCACTGTCACCATATATCTTAGATGCGGCTACATCAGGTCGTTCGCCTTCGGTTAATTCGTAGTATTCATAGTCAACAACCTTATCAAGACTGAAAGATGATATTCTAGCCTTTCTAAAGAAATCTTTTATTGTAACGACTTTACCATTAGATAAAGTATATTGTATTTCGGGAAAATTTTTATATAGTTCGTTTGCCATGGTTATTATCCAGCCCCAAAAGGTCTTTGATAAATTATTTTACCATCTTTAAATTTAGTTCCATCAGGAGCTGTGTAGCCAGGGTCTTGATATGTTGGAATGTTTAGTTCTATGTTAGATTTTTTATTTTGAACCTCGTTAGATGTTGCATTAGCATTATCTCTTATCTCTCTAGCACTTGGAGATGGTTTAAGGTCTACTTTTTTACTACTTGCAGTAATACTCTGATAATTTTCTTGTGTCATTAAAACATTTTCTACAAATGAAAGAGTCATGTCTACAACTAAAGGCATACCATCACTAAAGGTTTCCAGTTTATTACCACCATTGTATTGAACCGATACATTAGTTATGAATGATGGTAAAAATCCGTCAATCTTCTGTTTAATTGTACCGTACCACTCTATTAAGATATTATTGGGTAAGTTGAAGTAGTTTTCACTAAATTTTTCTGATTCTTTACCTATTCCTTGAGCCATTTGAAATGTATCTGGCAACATTGCAGTCTTGAATGCCCATATGATATTGTTAATCTCTTCTGTCTCTTCTATACTATTTGGTCTAAATTGAAATGCCATATCATAAGTTCTAAACTGAATACCTTCAAACATAACTTCCTTTTGTGGATTAAATGTTCTATCGTCCTTAAAGTTACGTGTACCCAATGCAATACTATTGCCTAATTTCGTTATCATCTCTTTTAGTTCAGCACTAATACCACCATCCATATCAGCAATATTAAGTCCACCACTTAATATATCTCTCTGCACGTTTCCAAAATCAACATTATTATAAGAAATGGAAGGTGCATCATTCTTTACATTTGGAGCATATAGGTAAATCTCTGTACTTGAAGATGATAATGCACTTGGTGAACCTTCCCTCTCTTTTCTTGGTTCAATTGTAAAGTGAATATAATTATCTACAAGATTATCCTTTGGATAAACCAATTCAGTTGCTGAAAGTTGAGGATTCACTTTAGCTTCATATTTGGGTATCATATTTAACCCAATGTTTTTACTTTTTAAAGCTTTTGCTCTTTCTTGAAGTCTTCTTCTTTCAATTTCAACATCTTGTTCTTGTGTAGATACATTCGTTTGGTATCCTGTACCAAATATTTTACTCGATATACCTTTAACCGACTTAAGTGCTGTAGATGCTTGATTGAGTTTTGATAAAAATTTGTTTACTGATGCCATGTATAAATACCTGTATATAACTTATTCATATCTATTTATGTCGTACAGCGGAAGGTTTAAACCAAAGAACTATAAAAAATACAAAGGAGACCCCACAAAGATAATATACAGGTCTTTATGGGAACGAAGATTCATGGTCTATTGTGATACTAATACCAATATCATAGAATGGGGTAGTGAAGAAGTTATCATTCCATATAAGTCTCCTTTAGATAAAAAAGTACATAGATACTTTCCTGACTTTTACATAAAGTATGTTAACGATAAGGGACAATCTATAAGAGAGATTATAGAAGTTAAACCCAAGAAGCAACTTAAACCCCCAAAGGAACCTAAACGACAAACCAAACGATACATCAATGAGATTGCAACCTATGCTGTCAATCAAGCAAAGTTTAAAGCTGCAGAAGAGTATTGTAACGATAGACGATTGAAGTTTAGAATATTAACTGAAGACCACCTAACATGAAGACATTATACATATTTGATTTAGACGGAGTCTTAATTGATTCAAAAGAAAACATGGAGAAGTCATTCAACTCTCTTAACACTGGTAGAGATTTTAAAGATTACTTCAAGTTAATAGGTAAACCATTCAAAGATATACTAACTGAAATAGGTATACTTACTGACCAAGATGAGTTAATGATAAAATATAACAAGTTCTCATCAAAGAATAGTAAGTTGATTAAGTTTTATGACGGTGTAGAAGAACATTTACAACACCTTAAGTCACAAGGAAAGAAACTTGCAGTTGTCACATCTAAACATAAAGATAGAACACACGACATCTTATCTAAGTTAGATGTTGAGTTTGATTTTATCTGTTGTCCCACTGAAGGATTAAGAGGTAAACCCTCACCCGACCAATTATTATTTACTCTTGCACATTGTAATACTAGTCCTAAAGATGCAGTCTATGTTGGAGACATGATAGTAGACAAAGAATGTGCAGATGCATCAGGCGTAGATTTCATACATGCAGAATATGGATACGGTAAAGTAGAATGTTGGAACAAAGCAAAATCAATACAGTCGGTCTAATACCTTCCCGTTGGGGCTCAACTAGATTCGAGGGTAAACCCCTTGCAATGATTAGTGGTCAACCAATGATACAACGTGTCTATGACCGAGCATCCATGTCGAAGAGACTAGACGAAGTCTACGTGGTTACAGATGATGACCGAATTGAGAACTACTGTAATGACAATGACCTGAATGTAATCAGGATTGATAATGTTGTCCCTACTGGTACTGACCGAATTGCACTTACACTTGATACACTTGATGCAGACATATATGTTAACATTCAAGGTGACGAACCCCTGATTGACCCTGACGCAATTGATAAACTAATAGAGTCTTACACACTAGGTAGTGTATCTAATGCATATGTTAAAATAGAACAGGATTATAAAAACAGTGATATAAATGTTGTTAAAGTTTCATTCAATAAAGACAACTACGCAACTCATTTTTCTAGACTACCTATTTCACCGTATCAACAAATGGGATTGTATGCATTCAGTAGAGACATGTTATCAATGTTCTCAACACTTACTAGAGGTGAGTTTGAAAAAAGAGAGAATGTAGAAATGTTTAGATACATAGAGAATGGACATAAAGTTAAAATGGTAAAGGTTAATGATATCGGATTATCTGTAGATACACCTAACGATATAAAACTAGTAGAGGAATATTTAAATGGAAGAGATTAAGCACTTAAACACCCAAAATGATATAGACGAGCTCAGAACAATATTTGATGGGTTAGTGGTCAAACCTAAATTAGTCACATTGGGTGAAGCACTAGAAAACGATTGGGAACCTAGACCTGAAGACCACATAAGACTAGCAAAACATTTACTAGAAAACAAAGAACTAGAACCAGTTGTTGCAGAAAACTTCAGAGAGAAAATGGATATCTATGAATACAACGAAAACTTTCATGCAACAAAACTTATATGGTTAATCAATGAGATTAGAACTAAGGGGTTGTACTCAACTCCACAAGCTTACATGAAAGATGATAAGTGGATTGTACATCCAGGCACCCATAGAGTTCATGCACTCATACATTTAAATAAGTTAGACCAAGAGTTTGTTCTATGGGATAAAGAATCTACCCCAAACGAAACACTTGATTTTGATACTTGGTTAGGTTTGTATTCTAAGAGTGGTAATAATATGTTTGCAGTTATAAAACCCAACATGATTGAGATGCATGTTTCAGAAGACCGACCCGAAATGTATGCAAACAGTATTAAGGTTATGCAAACTGTAAAAGAAATTAAATTTACAGAAGAATCTCTACTAAATTATTCCTTTTAACTATAAATAGTATTATGATTAATCTTGTCACACGTCTTAGTGAAATGACTCCTGTTGAGTTAAAACGACAATCGCAAGAATCCTTAAACTGGTTTAGAGGTGCGATAGGGTCTATGAAAATAAGCTCTAGAGTAAGAGAAGAATACTCTGAAAACTACATTGATAAGGATAGACCAGTCATAGGTGGAATGTTCATGTTTTCATACATTGCAAAATGGAGAGATGTACTACCTTACTATGATAGATTTCCATTAGTCATACCATTTAAATTTACAACAGATGGATTTTATGGATTGAATTTACACTACATTCATCCATTAAGAAGAGTAGAATTATTAACAGAATTATTAAGATACACTAGAGACTTTGACGGTCAAAGTGAAGAAGATACAAGGATACAAATGAGTTATGATTTGATTCGTAAGTCTGCTAGGTTGAAATGGGCAAGACCTTGTATTAAAAGATATCTTACATCTGAAATACAAGGACAAATTAAAGAAGTACCATACAGTGATTGGGATATTGTAAGTTTACTACCAGCTTATGAATTTACCAAAAGTACAAATGCACATACAGTTTACAGAGATAGTAGGATAAAAGTAGAGAGTTATTAATGGAAATAAAAAAATATAAAATACCAAGTATCAAAGATGTTCAACCAAAGATAGATGTTGAAGCATTACAAGAAGGACTAAGAAGTGATGCAGCTAATGCTGAATCAAAAAGAATAAGTTCAAGACCAAGTTTTTCTATAGACAAATTAATGGCAAACTTATCTACTCCTGCAATGACAAACCAGTTCAGAGTAAACTTCTTTGGGCCTACTTTATACAAAAGTAAAAATACTAGAACTGACCAAAGGCGAATTGAAACAGAGTTTGAAGATGAATTACTAGGTATAGAAAGTGTGGGTGTAGCAGCTGGAAATAACGCAAAAGGTGTAAGTCTTTCACTAGAAGGCGTGAGATGTAGAAATGCTTCGTTACCTTCAAGGACAATAGAAACTGAAGGGTATTCTCCAGTAGGAAAAACTAAAATAGTTCCAACAGGTGTTGTTAATGACATGCATGAAATGGAAATATCATTCTATTGTGATACCGATTTCGTAGATAGAAAAATATTACAAGCATGGATGGATTACATTGTATCTACTGATACTGCACCTTTAACTGACGGTGACTATAGTTCAGTATCGCACGAAAGAAATAAACTTCCAGTATTCCAATATCCTATTACATACCATGGAAGTGTTGAGATTGAACATTTAAGAAGAGACGGAAGAATGGGTGAAGGGACAACAACAGTTAAAAATACATTACATAATGCATTTCCAAAAGCAATTACAGCACAAACTCTATCAATGGATAGTGCTGATATGTTATTATTTTCAGTCACCATGGCATTCCAACATTTTACTACAGAATATAAAGATGCAAAATTAGTTGCCGACTTATCAGACTTACATAGTGTATACAATGGTAGTAATAAGGTCAATCCTAGTGGTCTAAATAGTGGTAGAAGAAGATTTGATGGTATTTTAGAAGGTCTAGGACTTGCAGCCCAGTTTGGTGACGATGGGGCAGAAAAATACCTTAAGAGATTTAATAAATATGATTCACAAGTAAGCAGACTAAAAGACTCATTAAGAGATTTTAGTAGTTTATTTGGTGGTTAATAAAATATGGAGTAAATTATGGGATTACCAATCCAAGCTGCACCAACATATGTGTGCAATTTAAGTGATGGAAGAGAAGTTAAGTACAGACCTTTCTTAGTTAAAGAACAGAAGTATCTTTTGATTGCAAAAGAGAGTGAAGACGGTAAAGAAATTGCAGAAGCACTCACTCAATTGATTGAAAGTGTGACTTTTGGAAAAGTTGATGCAAATAAACTTTCTTTATTTGATTTAGAGTACTTGTTTTTACAAATTAGAACTAAATCTGTAGGTGAAACTACTAAAGTTAAGTTTTTATGTGCAGAAGAAGACTGTACAGGTAGTGGAAGTACAGAAATTAACTTAAATGAAGTTAAACTTACTGAAAATCCACTAGATTCTAAACTTATGTTAACAGATAACTTAGGTTTAGTGTTAAAATACCCTACAGTTGGAGAATTATCCATAGTAGAAGGCATAGAAGACACTGATGACCGTCTAATTGCAACAGTTATGTATGGTATAGAAACTGTATTTGACGAAAATGAAGTTTATGAGTGTAAAGATGTACAAAGTTCTGACTTAAAAGAGTTTGTAGAGTCTCTCACACTAGAACAGTTAGAAAAAGTAAATGAGTATTTCATACAAACACCTTCATTGAAGGAAACTGTTGAGTATACTTGTGAGTTATGTAGTACCAAACAAGAGAGAGTACTACAAGGACTTAACTCTTTTTTTTAATATCTCTTTCTCATGAAAGTTTAGTTGGTTATTATCAATCTAACTTTCAGTTAATGCAGGAACACAAGTACTCATTAACAGAATTAGAAGAAATGATACCATGGGAAAGGGAGATATATGTAAAACTTCTTGTCAATCATTTAGAAGAAGAACGAGAGAGGATTAGACAAGAACAACAAAATTAATTTTGATTATTTGTAAGTGATTCATAATAATAGAGGACACAAATTATGAGTGATGAAGACAATAAAACATTTCACCCTGCAGATTCAAACGGTGATGGTAAAGTTTCAAAAGCAGAAGAAAAAATGTATTTAGAATTTAAACGTAAAGAGTTAGAAGATGCAGATGCAATGCGTGATGCACAAAGACAAATGGCATGGTACTCTTTATATGGTATGTTACTATATCCAGTGTTAGTTATTGGAACTAACTTTGCTGGTTATGAAAAGGCTGGTGATATACTAGGAGATATGGCAGGAGTATACTTTATTGCTGTTGCTGGTATCGTTGCAGCTTTCTTTGGTGCTCAAGCATTTAGTAAAAAATAAGGATACAATAAGACATGGCAGACGATAGCATAAACATACTAAGGCAACAAAAGGCACAAGAAATTGCTAAGACTACAGAACAGTTTAGTAAGAAATTTAAAACTGTCGTCTCAAATTTACAAGAGGTTAACACTCCACTTGCAAAGACAATTGCAGACTTAAGAGAAACTACTAAAGGTTCTTTTAAGGCAGCCGCCAATGCTAAAGAACTGCAGAACTATACCCAACAAATCGTAAAGGCAACTGCTGATAATGTAGATAAAACTACAACAGAATATAAAAAACTCTCAGAAGGATTAGATAGACTTAGTGGAAGTACTGGATTTGTAGAGAAACTTAAACTTGCACAAGACACACATAATCTAAATCAATTAAAAGCAATGACACTAGAACAAGAAATTGCAGAATCAGAAATTAAGAACCGTAAAAAGATTAAAGACTTCAGAGATAAAATACAACAACTTGAATTTGATAGTATCCGTGCAGAAGGTCTTGGTGATGAGAAAAAACATAAAGAACTTTTAGAAGAAAAGAAAAAACAATCTGCAAGTCTTCTAAAGTTTGAAACGGAAATCTTTGATACTAAGAGAGAAGAATTAGAAGTACAGAAGAACTTAATAGATAAGTCTAAATCTAATTTGGACAAACTTAATGAGACTGTTGAGAAACAATCAAAAGAAATTGCAGAACAAGATACTAAGTTCACTATGTTCGGTCAAGGACTTAAAGAACTTACAGGTTTTGATTTATTGGGAACTTTAGATACAGTTGTCGATAAGGTAGATGCAGTAGGTAAGATATTTGGAAACAAAGATTTGTCTGGCAGTATCGCTAGTGCTTTCTCCTTTGGTGGTGTTAGTGAAGGTATTGCAGCTTCAATTGCTGGAGATAGTCAAGAAGTAGACCCTGCAATAAAAATTGCAAAGAAAGAACTAAAAGAAACTGAAGAAGTCAACGAGGGTGTTCAGACAACTAATAAACTATTAAGAGCATTGGTAATTGGCGGTGGTCTTAATAGTATCAAAGGTGGAGACGAAAACACTAAGAACAGTCTCACTTATCTTCCTGGCCTTTCAAAAGCTATTCTTCCTCTTGCTGGTTCATTAGCAGGTTACTTTGGTTATGATAAAATATCTAAGCAATTATTTGATGCTAATAAAGATGGTGGAAAACCCAAAGGAAGCATGTTAAAAAATCTAAAACTTCCAAAAGGTGGAAGACTTGGAATGGTAGCTGCTATACTAGGTAGCGTTGGGGTCGCCTTCGGCCTTCCAAAACTTTTTGATAATGAAGACACTCCTACTCTATTAAGACCACCGCCAATTGACCCCATCAACCCAAATGAAGCAGTTTCTAATGCTGGTGTAGCAATTGGTATGGAAGCAGGTGCATCCCTTAGTAGGTCAATGGATACTTATAGAAATTCCATACCAGTGGTTAGACCTGATGAGGTAGTAACAGAAGGTGCAGAGTCATATGGTATGCGAGGTTCGTTCACATCAGAACTAGATAACTTTGATGCTAGTGATGCAAAGAAAGTTGATAGGTTATTTAACAGTGATGGGACATTAGACAAAAGAACTAATTTCTACAAGAAGTGGTCTCAAAAGATGGGATATATCTTTAAAGGTAATCCCGAGTATTTGAATAAGATGTTAAACATAAATCCAAACCAGTTGGATTTGTTTATAGATTCTAAACAAGGACAAGACCTTATGAAGAGGGCCAATTCACAAATGGCACTAAGTAAATCATTTACAAGAGGTGCCTTTGCAAAACTACCAATCGTAGGTGCTGGAATAGATTATGGTTTTGATGCATATGACCAAAACAAATATGGTAAAGGTATAGACTCATTAGAGAATCAAGGATTATTATCTGGCGACAATTTAAAGACCGTTGAAGGTGCTGAAAAAGCAAACAAAAGAGGTAGTGCTGGACGTGGTATTGGTAGTTGGGCAGGTGGTCTCTTAGGTGCAGCCGTACCAGCCGCGGCCGCAGTTGTACTGGGTTCAAATCCTGTTGGTTGGGGTATTCTCGCTGCTAGTTTACTTACTGGTATAACAGGGGCAGTTATAGGAGGAAGAACAGGAGATAAGATTGCAACATTCGATAATGGAGCTCAATCCCTAACACAAGAATTAGCAATGATTGATAGTTCAAATGCTTCCAAAGAACAAAAAGAAAAGATGGTGATGTCTGCACTTAAAAAGTATAGGGGTGTTATGAATGATGGAACACCTACAGAAATTGTTCTTAAGAATGCTTCAAATCTTGGAATGTCACCAAATGCTACACAAGATGGTAATGGTGTAGGGTCAATTAATACTAGTGTTGTGAATAATAAAAATACAACAATACAAACTGGTAGACATAGTTTCAGAAATCCTGATGATACTGCTAGACTAGTAGACGTTAAGTACTCTTAATTTTCTTTCGATTGTATTTTGTTTTGTCCGAATGGACTTGTGATGCACCGTGACTCGGTGTTTCTTTTCTTACTTTAATTTCGGGTTTCTTTTTACCAAAGATTTTCTCCCAGTTATCAGCATAGGCTTCTTCGTTTGAGTTCCTTCTCTTGGAACCTTTTCCCCCATGCCAATTACTCATTATCTTATCTTTCTAAAAGAAGCAGATTGTTCTCTCTTCTTGTTTAACTTTTTCCTTCTTTTTAAATCTTGATTCCTTTGATTCTTAGTATCGTTAGGTTTTTCGTGATACTTTCTATCTCTAACCTCTTGTACAATACCTGCATTATCACACATCTTTTTAAAACGTCTTAACATTCTATCGAATGGTTCAACATTATTACTTTTCCTATCTATTCTTGGTTTAACTTCTGGCATATTTCTCTCTTTAAATTAGATGTTAAGTCGCCCCTTCACTTTACAGCATTCCCGCTCTTAACCGATTCTTCCGCTCTGACCCCAAGAATCTTTCCCTTACTGATTAACCCCACTCCTTCGTTATCAGTTCGGTGTTGACTATTCAAGGACACATAATGATATGTCAACACCCCCGTTTAAAAAACTTACTTATTCAGAAGCAAGTTTTTTGAAGTAATCCATCGCATCATCTTCTTCACCTTCAGAAGTAGATTCTACTGATGAGATTACAGGTTCATCTGCAACTGACTCAGTGTTAACATTAGACCAAGGCACTTCGTCTAGGTCTTCTGCAACTGACTCTGCAGTTGATGTACTTACTGAACCAGTTAATCCTAACACTCTATCGAGTTTCTCTTTGAGTTCCTCGTATGTTTTGAATTCACTTGGTGCAATAATACCAGTCAAAGAATATGCAGAACTATATGTAGTGTTCAACTTATCCTCATCTTCGAATAATGGTGAAACTGAATCGAACTCTGATTTATCATAGTTCCAGTAACCGTCCACTTTTCTAATTTTGATTTTGAAGTTCGCACCTTCCCTTAAATCAAAAGGGTTGATTGCTTGTTCATCTTCAAATGCAGGTGATATAGCCTCTTTGAGTTGTTCAAAGATTTTTTTACCAAATCTGTATTTAAATACTTGACCTTCGTTAGCAGGATTTTTAGGGTCTGAAACAACATAGACATTAGACACATAATGTAAACGTCTTTTCTGTTTACGTGCAATCTCTTTATTTGCTTCAATACCTGTATTCCATAACTGGGTATTGTATTCAGAAACAGGGTCTTGTTTATTAAGAGTCGTTAAAGACTTCTCAATATACCAGCCACCTGGCCCTTGGAACCCGTGGTCGAAGTATGATACCCAAGGCATCTCTTCTCCTTCGGGAGTTGGCAAGAATCTAACTACTGCAAATCCATTACCAGTTTTATCTAGTTCGGGTTTCCAATAACTATCATCTCCGTAGGATTTTTTTGCACCTTCTGTAGGTGAAGCAGTTTCCATGGCTGCTCTTAGTTTATCTAAACTTGACATTGTATTCTCCTATTGTATTACAATTATATCGCATTATATTAAAGACTCTAGGCCTTGACCTAGAATCCATCTCTCACTACTTTCATAATAAGATAATTCATTATACTTGATTTCATCCTCTTTGTCAAGAGGGTTTTTCCAGTATACTGAACCTTTTCCATAGTACCATTCTAGTAGTGCTATGAACTGACTCCTCTGAACATCAAGAACAGTTGAGTCTGTACTATATTTATGTCCGTAGTTAGCACTACCTTCATAAATATTATCACAAATATCACTTTCCAGTGCATCAAATCCCACCATGTTTATAGTCTCATAACTTTGTTGCATAGCATAACTTAATGCTGACATTCCAGTAAACAAGTTCCTAAACATAGGGTCATTGTATGTGAGTATTAGTTCGGGATTTGTTAATCCCAAAAAATCTGTATAAGTTTCATTACCTTGAATAATGAAGTGTGTGTCATTATCCTTTTTACTTATTCGTATATCGTCATGACTGTAGTTGAAACCTGCAGACATTAACTCTAACATTTCTATTGGAAGGGGTTCAATGTCAGCAAAACATACTAGGTTTTCTTTATAATATCCTGTCTCTACAATCTCTTTTTGTAAAGGCATATCAGCTGCAAACACTATGTCACACTTATTAGTGTCCCTGTAGATTGCATTGCAACCCCATACTTCATGTGTGCAATTGTCGATATCAAAGTCCTCTCTACTAGGCCCGTTTCCTAATATAGTTATTTCTGACATAACTCTATTGTCTTAGTTTTATATTTTGTGTAATCGAAGTCTACGAAAGACTTATACTTCTGAATCTTTATGTGTATTTCGGGGTAGACTACCTTCTCTGATATTAGTCTCTCCCAATCGGAACTGAATCCGATAATAGAATCCATTATACAAAGTGTCTCTAAAGATATGCTCTTTGCCATGTATTCTTTTAATAGTATAGGGTGTTGTCCGTTCTTTACTTCCAATACCTTTTGTATACTTCTTTTAAGTAGGATATCAGAGAGTTCTGTTTCATACATATATGACAATTTTTGTTGTCTCTTTTTCCATTCTTTATAAATTCTTTCACATTCATTGTCTAATAGGTCTCCTGCCCAACTGTCTTTAAGACTTAGATTTGCAATATAGAAATCTTGTAAGTCTTGTTTGTAAGTTTTAAATAACTTACCAAAATGAAATTTATCTTTTCGTTTTAGAAAGGAATTGATGTCACTCTTTACTTTACCATTGTACTTTATAAAGTCGTAGTCCTTGGAATAGAAGTGTAGTTTTATTCCAAGATAAAGAGTGTATGCATCATATCCTTCCCTACTGGTCATTAAGTTATGATAGTAGGAGTTTGTGGTGGTGTCACTATAGACCCAGTTGCTTGTTGGTATGCTTCTTGAATAGGTTGGTTTGTTGCAACAACAAATACGAATTCATTGAATGAAACTTCACTTGGATTTTCTTGTCCAGTGACTGCAATCCCTCTTGCAAATCCCATTCCACCGTCTCCGTTTGGATGAGAGATTACCATTCTAGGGTCTTCAATATTCAGTATACCATTTTCTAAACTTTTAAATTTACCAATGTATTCACCACTTGTGGCCACTACCGTGACTATATCATTAATTTCCATTATTTCTTTTCCTCATAAAATCGTGTGATTGTTCCTTGACTAGTCCTACCACGATTGATTAGGTTTAGTCCTTGTGCTTCTGCTTCCAACTTCTCTTTAAGAGGTGGTGTTAAAAGTCTCTTAGCACTTTCGGGTTCTAAATTATTCTCTTCACAAACTCTAACTATTGCACCCATTACA